ACTAATCTTGAGGGTAAATCTTTATCCATATATAATAATGATAAAGATATAATAGAAAAAGATAGGAAAAAATATGTATTTGATACTATATTAGATAATTCAATAGAAAAATTACAAATATTATATAATCATTATAGATTAAAATTTAATTTTCAAAAAAGAAAAGAAATTGAAAATATTATAAAAGATGTAATAGAAATAAAAATTAATTTATTTAATAATAAATTAAAACAAGAATTATTTTATAAAATTAATTTACTATCTTATAATTATAATAAATTAATTCAAGATACATGGTGTAATAGACATAATATAAAAAAATCTAATGATATTGTAAATTATTCATCATCTGAAGATGATAATAATAAAAAATGTATAAATAAAAAAATAAGTTTAGATATTAGTGATAGCGATAGTGATTAAATTTATATAATTTATTATATTGATTAATTCCATTTATTATATTGATTAATTTATTTATTCCATTTATTATTTTTAACGACAACTCTTTTAGGAATGATATCATAATTCATATCTTTGAATAAATTTTTAATAATAGATAAATATTTTCTTTTGATATTATTTTTACAGAAACAAGTCCAATAGGAACAACTTGGGACTTTATCCCAAGTTCTAGATTAAAAAGCTAAAGAACGTTATCAAAAAAAATTTTAATATTTATAAATATACAAATTAATTAATATAAATCAAAATAATTTATTTATATAAATCAAAATAAATTATTAATAATGATACAAATTATAAAAACATGTAAATATATATCATCTAATGAAGAATTAATAAAAATAAAAAAATTTAATGAAAAAATAAAAAAGTTGAAAGTGAAAATAATACATTAATACAAAATCAATCTAATATAGTTTTATTAAATTTACTAATAATAAAACTATAGATAAAAATATATAAAAATTAAAATTAATAAAATTTAATTTTAATAATACTGTAGGTCCTAAATCAATATCTAAACAAGAATTAATAAATGAATTTAATAAATATCTATTATAATTAAAAAAATATAAATTATTATTTTTTAATTATAATACTTCAAAGCTAGATATTTTTGTTTATATTTTAAATATTTAATTTTATATAAATCATCTGTATTAGATAATTGTAATGCAGTTATATTTTGTGTTTTAATATGACTTTCATATTGAGTTCTAGGTTGATGAATTCTTGTATTTTTCATTTTAGATCTTATAATCTGTTCTTTATTATGCAAAATATGTAGTAATTGAGGAGTTCTTGTAAATAAAAGCATTCTTTCATGTTTTGGTGTTGTGTATATATAGTCATATTCTTGTGTATTATCAAAAGCTGTAGAAGAACCAACATCAACTCTAAATACTTTATGAGAATCTGTATTTTGGCATTCCATAGTAATGCCAAAAATACGATTTGTGTTTTTATCTTTATATTCATATTGTCCTGTCATTGGTAAATCACTATCTTCGTTTTTACTGAGTATTTCTTTAATATCATCATTTGAAACTATATGTGTGAATGTTCTATTTACTTGATTGTAGTATTGTGAATAATGTTGAGGACAATGACCAACCACTATTTTTAATTTAGATGCATCATTAATACCACTTAATTGTGTAAATTTAGATGTAATAAATTTTGCAAAATGCTTAGATACAATGTCACAAAAAGCCTTATTATATTGTGATCGTTTATTAATTTCAATATCATAACCATATAGTCTATTCCATAATATACTATTATTAGGGTTATTTAGTATTTGTAGAACTGTATCAAAATTTGTATGTTGTATATCATTGAGTGTTTCAGTGTAATAAGATATGTTATCATACGTGATATCATCAATCAATTGTCCATGAATAAATATATAATTATCTATTACTAACATAACTCTACAACCACCATCAATTAATTCATTAAATCCAACATTTCCTTTTTTAAAAACATTATGTCGTGTTTCATTTCTATAATAGTTTTTGTGTTTTACATCTGTTCGAAAAGCATAACTATTAATAAGACTGCTATAGTTTATACCAAGTATATTACCAATCTCATGATTACCAAATAATTTAAATATTCTACCTCCATATTTTTGTGCTTGTGTATTTAATGCATTGATAAATCTTAATATTTTAATTTCAATTTGTGGATAGTAATGATCTGCCTCACGAGGTGTTGAAATGGAGCCGTAATGGTCTGCCTCAGGAGGTGTTGAAATGGAGCCTTTATTTGTTCTTATACCATCCAACATATCACCTATTATAACAACATATGACTTATTATCTTTTATCCATTCATAATTAAGAGTTGGATCATAATCACCATCTTCATTTGTAATATCTTTAGTAAGCATCTTATCTAAATCTGGATCGAAAACATCCTGTGTAAAATGTGTTTTCTTTTTTATAACTCCTGCTAAATCTCTTAATAAAATAATAAGAACACGAATATCAGCATGAATATCAGAGAATGCATAAATATTTCTTCCTTCTGATTTAAAAAAAGATTGTGTTTCTACTTTTTTAATTGATGGTGTATATATATTTTCTAAAAGTTTATTTGCTTCTTCTTTTGATGTTTCTACTTTTTTAATTGATGTTGTATATATATTTTGTAAAAGTTTTGCTGCTTCTTCTTGTAAAAGGTTATTTGCGTATCTTGCTTCTATAGACATATATATATATATATATAATATTATTATAATTATTTAATTAAAATAATAAAAAATCATATCAAAATTAAATATTTTTTATTTTAATTGTTTAATTAAAATAAAAAATATATTAATATATTAATGGCAGATTTATGAGAAGCATTTAATATAACTTTTGTTAATAAAAAATCATATCAAAATTTAGATTACTTTTTTACACAAAGAACATTAAATAAAGATCGGGAATATTTTGAATATATAAATAGAATTAATAATTTTGATAATAAATTACTTAAATTTGATGATTTATGGTTTAGAAAATATAAAAAATATAAAATTAAATATTTAAAACTAAAAAAGTTATATAAATCAATATAATTTATTTATAAGTATCAATATAATTTATACTATATATTACTATTATTTTTAGGATAAAAACTCAAATCAAAAGAAATATTATAATTACATATATTTATAGAAATTGATTATCTATCTAAATAATAATATTATTTAGATAATCAATCAGTTAATTCTAATTTATTTAATAATTATTTATTAAATTCTAAAAATTTAACATAGTTTATTAAATATTAATAAATTTAATAGTTATAATTAATAATTTATAAATATAATATAATGAATAAGTTATTTTTACTATTAATATTTATTTTAATATTAATTTTAATATATATAAATAATATAGATGGTTATAAATTGTTAGATTCTATAAATTATATAAATAATGAATATTGTTATAATAAAGCATATTATAATACTAAAGATATAGAATGGTGTCAAACATTAAGAAATAATTGGGAAATTATAAGAGATGAATATATAAATTATTGTAAAGAATATGAATTAAAAAGATTTAGAGATATAGATAATAATCAAATACAATTTGATATTGGTAATAAGGGGTGGTATGTTGCATTTTTGAAAGTATATGGTTCATATACAAAATTAATAAATGTATTTCCAACAACATATAATTTTATAAAGAAAATTCCAGGTTGTACATTAGCAATGTTTAGTACAATAGATGCAGGAAAGGTTATAAGCGAACATACAGGACCTTATAATGGTGTATTGAGATATCATTTATGTTTAATAACTAATAAAAAAAATCCAGAGAAATGTTATATAATAGTAAATAATATAAAATATCATTGGAGAGAAGGAGATGATGTATTATTTGATGATTTTATGCCACATTGTGTAAATAATGAAACAGATAGTGTTCGTGTAGTATTATTTTTAGATATAAAAAAAGATTTTAACAAAAAATTTATAAATTATATAAATTCATTATTTATGTTAGTAGCATGTAAGAATATAACAAAAGAAAGTATTATACATAAAACAAATTCTACATTATAAATAATATATATAAATTATAATGGGATTATCATGTTCAGCAAATGTACCATGTTATTTTGATGGTAATATAATAAAATGTTCTAATATGAAAACAAAAGAAATATCAATATATAATATTGATGAACAACATAAAATACCATATATAAAAAATATATATAAAAAAAATAATAAATTATTGGTGATAATAATAAATATAATTCAATTTATTTTATTTATTATTTTTTTTTATAGTTTATATAAAATATGGAAGTTATTATTATAATAAATATTACACCAAATTCACTGAATTTTGGGACAAAATAAAAATTCTTTAGAATTTTTATTTTATTGAACATTTACATAATTATTTTAAGTATTTATTTATACAAGCTCATGATTATATAAATAAAAATAATTAAGTGTCCCAAAATTCAGTGAATTTAGTATAATATTTTTTTTTATATAAAAGATAATAAATTATTAATTGGCAAATAATTAATAATCAAATTAATTAAAAATATTTATTACAAAAAAAATATTTAATTAATTTGATAGATTAAATATACATAATATACAATAGAAGATTATAATAAAAAATTTATTTTAGGTTTTAATAAATATTTTAATCAAAACATCTAAAAATTTAGATGAAATATATAAATATTTAAAAAAAATATTAAATTATTAGTATTTGTAATGATACTTATTTAGTTTTAATTAGTATAAATAATATATATATATATATATATATATATATATGAATATTGATATTGATAATATTTATTATCATAAATATAATAAATATAAAAATAAATATTTATTAGAAAAAAATAATTTAATAATTAAAGGTGGGGTTTTTCAAAGAATGGTTCAAACAATAATTGTTCAACCAGTATTAAATGATGATAAACTAATAAAGAATACTAGAGATGAATTATTAAAATGTAATGCTTTACAATCTACAAAACAACCAGAAAAAATGAATGTATAATAAAAACACAAATAGAACAAGTAAAACACCTAAAAAAAAATATTAATAATGATATTTGCAAAAATATAAATAATAAAATAATTAAAGACACATTATTTCAGAAATTAAAACTTATTACAAATATTGATAAATTATATGGCATAAATAAAGTAGATATGAAAAATTTTCTTTTACGTAATTTATGTAGTATAATTTATCGTGATAATACTACCTTTGAAAAAACATTAGGTAGTTGTAAAACGGAAGACATTACTAAACATAAGGAGTCTCATTTAACTGAAGAAATAAAAAGAAACCTAGAACAAAATACTAATAATAAATATGAGGATATTATATTATATTATAAATCTTTATTAGATAATGATGATAAAAATGAAGATATATATAAAAAAACAATATAATATAGATAATAATTTATTACTTAAGATAAAATCTAACCTACTACCCTTAAAAAGGTCGTTGAGGTCTTCAATGACTTGGTTCTTATTTGAGACCGAGTCAGGGATAGAATCTCGTTCTGCCAAATGTAATGCTTCAGTCCCTGAAGGTGCAGAAGGTTCCTGTGCAGATGTGCTCGAGTGCAACATCACAAACAAGATGTGAAATCCAGCAATGTAGATAGATTGCAATGTTGCTTGAGCCAAAATGGCTACGGGCTGGTTTACCCTGCACCTAGCTTTTTGTCTTGAGCCAAAATGGCTACGGGCTGGTTTACCCTGCACCTAGCTTTTTGTCTTGAGCCAAAATGGCTACGGTACATGTTAATGTATAATGAAATATGATATATTTATAATTTAAATTTTTTTATTATTCATAATTGCAAAATTATCTAAATATAAAATATAATCTAATAAAAATAATATATTGTCAATAAATAAAAAAAAATTTATTAAAATAAATTTTTTTTTTTCCTTCAAAACGAGAAAATTGTCAATTCTTCTAGTCTTTGTCTAGTCTTCTAATGCTTGTCTAGCCCAGCCCAGCCCAGTAAGCTTCCTGTTCGGTATAAGCTGTTTAGGACTGGTTTGGGATGGTCAGACGCCGAGATTTATTCACTTTTTGGACGAGGCTGGGTTGAAGGGTCGGAGGAGTGTTGGCTCAATTCCCTCGTCCAGCAGCATGTTGCAGTAATTGACTGTCTGCGGCACCACCTCTTCAGCCTTTCCCGCAGCAAGTCCAATGCCATTGCTGATGGACATGTAGATCTTGGAAATCCCGTGTTTCTTGAGATCTTCGATGGAAGGACCCATTCCAAACTTGTAGGCTGACAGGCGATCATCATATTCCACCGGAAGGTTGTCGAAGTACTCGTATAGGAACTCAGCCAATTCTGGGTTTTCAGCCTTCATCTCATCTATCTTGTCTTTAGTTACGTTGCCACCAGGCAACAACATCGACAAGCTGTTAAGAAGATTGCGTCGTTCACGGTTGCGGTACTTGGTCTGGATCATGTGTCCATAAGGAACGCGCTTGTTGGCGTTGGTTTTCCTCCATTCTTCGAGGGCGAGGGCAATGCGAAAGTAGTTGCACATCTCTCCTCCATCTATGGATTCTGCCTGCCCCTCAGATTTTCGGACCGCTGGCATAATTTTCTCCAAGAAAAACTCAATGCGTTCCTTCTGGAACGGAGAAGCGATTTCCACAATCTCAGTGAAAACCTTCAGGTAGACGTCCAATGCATCCTTAGCCTGTTCAAAAAGGTCAGGCTTTGTGGCTTGGGTCTTTTTGACCTTGTTGAAAATTCCGACAGTTTTGAAGAACTGTTCGAGCCAGTCATAAATGTCTCCTTCAATGCGGGACTCCAGAATCTCCTTGATGAGACTCAACACCATATAGAGGAAAAAGCTGATAGGACCCGTGATTCTCACTGACATGACCACGCAAACGATGGTTTCTTCAGGCTCAACTTCATCAGGAAGGTTGAGTATCTCAACCACATTTGTTCCTCGCGGGGCAAACTTCAGTTTGTTCTTGCCCTCAAAGTATGGAGGGTATTCTTCTCCTTCCTCAAGGGCTTTGAGAGCCTCTGCAGCATCACATGATGGAGTGGCTTTGAGAGCCTCTGCAGCATCACATGATGGAGTGGCGCAAGACATTGAACGTGCCAAAAACAAGGGCGGTCCCGATGGAGCTGTGGTAGTGCGCTGGATTGGGGGCGATGCTTCCATGATGCGAGATGAGTTGGTTAAACGGCGAAGGTCCTGAAAGGTCCAACGGAACCAAATGCGAAAGCTGCTTGAGCCAAAATGGCTACGGTACATGTCTATATATATCGAAACATCATAAATTTATAATTTCAATTTTTTATTATTGTTTATAAGTATAAATATATATACATAAAGAAAATATCATATATATAATATAATGAATATATTTGATATTTAATAAATCATTGCATTGTAATGATAATATTACATTTGCAAAAAATTATTAAATGTAAAAATATTTATTTTTCTAATAATTCTGTTTAATTTATGTATTATTCATTAATATAATTATTTAATGAAAATAATTAGTTAAACTATCTATATATATTTTTCAAATTTTATTATATATGAAAAAAATATATTTATTTCATGAAACTAATAATGAATATATATCTAATATAATTGATAGTAAATTTCTATTATCATCCAAAACTACACAAAATAAAGATCAAAATCCGTTTGATGTATATTTACCATATATATTTATGAATTGTTGTGTAAAAGAAGATATAAAATATTTATCTACATATACATTTATATTTTCATATGATATATTATATGAAAGAACATTTTATATAAATTCAAGTCATGGAGCAGGTAATCTTAAAACGTCTACATATTTTTCAAAAAATACTAATAAAAAAATAATACATAATGAATTATATAATTTATTACAAACAAGTAAAAAGAAATCTAAAGATTGGAAAAAAAGTAACTTTGCGGCGTTTTCAATAGATCAAGAGATATTTTTTAGGAAAAAATTAGATATAAATGAAGCCTTATATATAGTATTACCAAAGAATGTAGATAATAATTTATTACTTAAAATAAAATCTAACCTACCTCATGTAAAAATAATTTATAATAATAAACACCCTGTCATGGTATAAAAATAATTATAAATATTTTTATTATAAGTATAATAAAAATAATAATAAAATTTATATTTTATTATTATACATTTTTAATTAAAAAAATAGTATATAAATCAATTTTATCTAGTATTTCAAATATTATATTATATATATTTTTCAAATTTTATTATATATGAAAAAAATATATTTATTTCATCAAACTGATCGTGAATATATATCTAATATAATAGATAGTAAATTTATATTATCATCCAAAACTACACAAAATAAAAATCAAAATCCATATGATGTATATTTACCATATATATTTATGAGTTGTTGTATAAAAGAAGATATAAAATATTTATTTCCATATACATTTGTATTTTCATATGATATATTATATGATAGACAATTTTATATAAATTCTTGTCATGCTGCAGGTAATATTAAAACATCTAAATATTTTCCAAAAAATACTAAAAAAAAGATAATACATAATGAATTATCTAATTTATTAAAACTCAGTAAAAATAAATTACCAGATTGGAAAGAAAAATTTAAATGTGCAGTATTTGCAGTATTTCAAGAGATTTTTTTTAGAAAAAAAGTAGATATAAATGAAGCCTTATCTATAGTATTACCAAATAATATAGATAATAATTTATTACTTAAGATAAAATCTAACCTACCACATATAAAAATAATATTTATTAACTATGACTAATTTATTAAAATAAATATAGTCTTTTGTTCTACTTAAAAACGGAGAAAAATATGTCAAGGCTTTATAATGTTGGTTTAAAGGCAATTAATTGCTGCCCAAGGTCTTGCAATAAGTGCATTGATGCCCGAGTCTTGAAGCTGTTTGCAAACATTAAAAATTGCTTTAACTGAATCTTTATATTTAACTATTCTTACCCATGCATGAGTAAGTACAGGTACCATAACTGTACTAATATTGCGCTCCAGACATCCGTTGACCATCTTAGGAATGCCATATTTAAATGCTGACACACGGTCGTCATCATTACGATGATAAAGACCATAGAACCATTCACGCATAATAGCATAAATTTGTGGATGCTTGTCAAACATAGTATTAATATCCTCAAGAGAGACTATGGTTCCAGGCAAAACCATTGAAATACTTGCCAAAATCCAATTGTTATCACCACCAAAAGGGATAAATACAAAAGAACCATAATAAATCACTTCTTTTAATCCGATAATCGCTCTGGCACATGCAATGTAAATGTTCATGTCTTGGTGATCAAGGAATCCAGCAAGTCCTTCAGGTTTAATCACATAATTCAGATATATCTCCAAAATTTCAATTGTACCAGGAGCAGTCTCGGCAACTTGATTTATGATGGTCTGAAAACTTTCCCATACATTCTGTGCTTTCTTAAAAGCATCTGGAAATTTGTGTTTAGCTTTCTTAGCTGTTGCGAGTTTTCCTGCTGCAATTATAAAGTCATTGGTCCATTTGGTAAAGTCTACCCCATCCAAAAATGGAATTATCAAATTTTCTAGGGTAGGCATCACATTATGTAAAATAGCTATGATAGGACATAGCCTGAACATATTGAGAACTACAATCAGTCCAATATTTTTTGTATTCTTTACAACTTGGACCACATCAATCTTCATAGGAACAATCATTTGTTCCTTGAAAGTTGTACCACCATCACCTCCCTTAAAAAGGTCGTTGAGGTCTTCAATGGTTTGATTCTCCTTTGAGTCAGAGTAATGAATATAATCGGGTTCTTCCAAATACATGCCCATTCCAGAAGGAATGATGAGTTCCTGGGTAGAAACTGCAAGTGCGTTGTCTAACATCTTGAAAAAGATGTTACCAAGCCCTACAGCACCTACTAGAGTGCTCATCAACATCTTAAAGATGTGAACAAGCCATGCAGAAAGATACAGATTCAACATCTTTAAAAAGATGTGAATAAACGTGTCAAATGTCTGAATGCTTGAGCCAAAATGGCTACGGTACTAAACAATAATTTATAGAACTAATAAATTATATAAATTTCAATTTTTTTTATTCTTAATAATTGCAAAAATTAACTAATATAATATTCTTTAATTATAAATAATATATTTTATGTACTAGTTTTATAAATATTGGTATAATTTATAATATTAATATTAGATAATAAAGTAAAAAAATGTGTAATAAAGTAAAAAAATGTGTAATAAATATATATACATAAAGAAAATATCAAATATATAATATAATGAATATATTTTTATTTAATAAATCATTGCGTTGTAATGATAATATTACATTAATTTATCAAATGCAAAAAGAATCAGATATTACACCATTTTTTATATTTACAGAACAAGTTAATAAACATAAAAATAAATATTTTTCTAATAATTCTGTTCAATTTATGTGCGAATCATTAATTGAATTATCTAATAAAATTAAATTGAAATATAAAGGTAAATTATATTTTTTCAATTGTGATAATTTAATTAAAGTTTTTGAAGAAATAATAAAAAATGATCTAAAAATTAATTCAATTGGAACTAATTTTGATTATTCACCTTATGCAACACAAAGACAAGATATATTAAAAAAATTTTGTGAAAAACATAATATTACATTTTATTTAAAAGAAGATCATGTATTATATAATATTTTAGATGATTCAACATATAAAAAAGATGGGACTCCTTATTCTGTTTATACCCCATTTAAGAATCATTGTTTAAAAAACTTAAATGTGTCTCATATTAATACTTTTAAAAAATTTAATTTTGTTACTCATAAAAAATTAAATGAAAATAAATATTATATAAAAGATAGTTATTTATTTAATTTTTTTGAGTTAAATGATAATGCAAATATTCATGGTGGAAGAAGTAATGGATTAAAAATTTTAAAAAATATTGATAAATTTAAAGATTATGGAAAACAAAGAGATTACTTAAACTATAATACAACATATTTAGGAGCACATAATCATTTTGGCACAGTTTCAATTCGTGAAGTATATTTTGCAATGGAAAAATATAAATTAAAAATTTTAATTGAACAATTAATTTGGAGAGATTTTTATTATGGTTTAATTTTTCATAATCCACATATGTTAAATGGGCAGCTTAGTAATAAACAACATAATGAAGCATATAGAGATAAATTTGATAAAATTAAATGGAATTATGATGAAGAATTATTTAATAAATGGTGTACAGGACAATTAGGAATACCAATATGTGATGCTGCAATGATACAACTAAATACAATAGGTTTTATGCATAATAGAACAAGAATGATAACAGCTAATATATTAACTAAATTATTATTAATAGATTGGAAATGGGGAGAAAGATATTTTGCTCAAAAATTATTAGATTATGATTCTATTAACAATAATGCGGGATGGCAGTGGACATGTTGTGGGGTTGATCCTGCGCAACCTTACAGGATTTTTTCACCACAATTACAATCAAAAAAGTTTGATAAAGATTGTATGTATATAAAAAAATATATACCAGAATTAAATGATGTTTCAAATATTGATATTCATGAATGGGAAACTGCTTATATAAAATATCCTAATATTAATTATCCATCACCACAAATTGATTATAAAAAAGCAAGAGAACATGGAATAAACTCATATAAAAAAGTAAATTAAAATATTTAATATAACCACCATTTGTTTGCATCATTTTTATAATTATTATCTAAATTGTTATAAGTTAAATCTAATGAATTAAGATAATATAAAATAGTATTAACTATATACTTTGGATTTTAATTCATCATTATTAATTTTATAATTTTTAATTTCTTCCATATAATTTATTATAGATTTATTACTTATTTAACATTCAATAAATAATAAACCTAAATATATAATATATATTATTTTCATTTTTTTATAAGATATAAATAAAAATATATAATAATAAACATTATTAATTATTTAACATTTATTAAACTTACATATAATTAATTGTATTTAACCTTTCAAATTTATTATTTCTATTAAAAATATTAAGTGTAAATAAAGCTATAAGCTCTATAAAAAAAATTAATATCAAACTCATTCTGATGACTACTACATTAATCTCATCTTAGATGACTTATGTAGGTACTACTGCTGTCGGTAGTATCGACTTATATGTAAAAATAAACCTTTGGCGGTGGAGACACAACCCTTGGCGGTGGAGACACAACCCTTGGCGGTGGAGACACAACCCTTGGCGGTGGAGGCACAACCCTTGGCGGTGGAGACACAACCCTTGGCGGTGGAGACACAACCCTTGGCGGTGGAGGCACAACCTTTGATTGAACAGGTAGTCCCAAAACAGATGTAGAAGATGACTTGGTCTGTGTCTTTCTAGAAACGCGTGTATATCTTGGACGGAAATCCTTTGCATCATATAAATATCCAAGTCCAAAGATCTGAATTGTCTCGGAGTCATCTGAGTCATAGTTCATAGCTGCGGAACCCAGGCTTATTTAAGGAATAACCAGAGAATCTAGCAACTAAACGGATTGTCTTGAGCCAAAATGGCTACGGTAAATGTTTATTTAATATGAAATTAATATAAAATATATTTTTCAATTTTTTTATATATTTTTAACAGCTAATTATTTATAAATTACATTAAATTTACTGAATAATAATAAAACTTTTTATCACCAAGGAGAATTTCTTTTACAAAAATCATATTCTGTATTTAGAAACATAAACTTATTTTGTTCATAATACTTAATAAATCATTTTAGTCTTATAACTTATTAATTAGGTAAGCTAGATATTATAATTATAAATATTTTAGGATTAAATTAACTATTTTTATACATTTATATAAAATTAAATATAGTCATTAGAACAATATTTAATTTTATTAATTATAAAGTAAATTTTTTATAGATTTCAAACAAACTAAATACTTAAAACAATTTTTGTTTTTCATTATATTTATGCTGATCCTTATAGGTCTTGGATGATACTTTTTTCTTTTTTTTATAGTCATCAAATTCATTTGGTTCAATTACACCTTCATATTGTTCTTGTAATCTTAAATAATTATCTCCACTTAGTATTAATTCTCCATTATGATAATAGTCATATTTTGGATAATAATTATCATAATTATTGTCAAAACGTTCATTCATCTCCTGATTATATGGTTCCATAATATATTGTTGATATTTTTTTGATTCTATTGCTAATTCTTTTTGTTTTTTAATATATTCTGAATTACCATCAGTAAATTCTTTAACTATGTTAAAATATGGATTTTTTTTAAGTGTTTGATGAAATGGTGTTGTTGGCTTAGAAAGTATAGGAATTTTTTTTTCAAGAGGTAAATTTATATTTTGTATATTTAATCTATTTTTTTTTTGCATTTCTTTAAAATCTTTTCTATGTTTTGCTGCTATAGTTGAATAAGCTAATGTTTTTTGTTTTTCAATCTTTTTTAATATCTCTTTTGACTTAATAAAACTAATAAAACGTTCAAGTTGTTTTTCTTGATGTATTAATTGTTTCATAGAAGGTAGTTGATTATTATTCATGATTATACAATTTTAATAAACTAATTATTAATATATACATATAAAATTTAAATTTCAATTTTTTTATATTATTAACTTTAAAATGTTTTTGGATAATTATTAAAATAAATATTTTAAGTATTCAATTCATAATTTATTATTATTTTTTATATTAGATTATTATTCTATTAATAATGGTTATTCATAGCAATGGACATGATATGGTGTTATTCCAGCACAACATTACATGATTTTTCACATCAATTACAATCAAAAAGTTTGATAAAGATTGTATGTATATAAAAAAATATATTCTATAATTAAATAATGTTTTAAATATTTATATTCACAAATATGAAACTGCTTATATAAAATATCCTAATATTAATTATCTACCACCCCAAATTGATTATAAAAAAACGAGAGAACATGGAATAAACTCTTATAAAAAAGTAAATTAAAATAAATATTTTTATATAAATTATAATTTTATAGGAATAATAAAAATTTATTTTTCCATTTTCCAACATGTCAACATCATCTAACACATGTATATAGAATCTATTAAATGGCACCTCAGCCATGATTTAAAAAACCTGTTTCTCCCAGCCATTGATTGTTGAACCGGTATTATACCAGTATTTTCCCAGGGTTGTCTAGGAAAAGCCCGTCGTAGAAGAGCCCGTCGTAGAAGAGCCCGTCGTAGAAGAGTCTGTCGTAGAAGAGCCCGCTGTAGAAGAGCCCGCTGTAGAAGAGCCCGCAGTGGCTTTGGATTTTTTCTTGTTGTATTTCTTGCAAGTCCTAACACAATCGCCAAGTGTACAGATTGAACCATTTGACTGAAATCCGTCAGCACCGTAAAGTTCACGTGTATCCTTTGACACAGTGTTTTCTTGTGCAACTTGACGTTCCTGATGTTCCTTGCGAAACTTGGCAACCTTCTTGTTAAAGCTCAAGTGGGCTTGCTGATGGTCATTGGTTTCTTCCTTAGTATTATCTATATGAACCATCCAATCGCAACTATAAGATGACATCAACTTCTGAAGCGTATGAATGATGTTCCCCATTCCAGGATTACCTGTAAGACGAACATAATAAAGCCTATCCTTGTAGTTTTTCAAACACCACAAGAAAAACTCCAACACGCTGTCAGGAGACATAGTGCCATCTGACAAATGAAGATAACCATGCTGCATCCAACATTTGCACTCCAACAATGCCTTGATTGATTCCATTGATGTCATCTTGTGTTGTATAGCCCAAAGACTAGACAACTTCAAGCCAGTGTCTGCAAACCATCTAATCAAATGAAGCATGCCCAAGTCATGGATCCCACCTGATACTGACAAGATGATGCCGCCATCTATATAATTTTGATGTTTCTGCAAGAGGTTGATTAGTTCTGATAAGATTGGGTCTGTGAACAATTTGTTTCCATTGGCAAGTGCACAAGGCACCAAAATGCAAAGATGCTTGCATCCTCCTGTATCAATACCAAATGCGAGCATGGCAGACAATACAATAGGAAGCCCATGTATCAACTGGTAGGTCTGGAGAAACAGGAGCTGCCCTGTCTGAGAGATTGGACGATTTATGATTGGCATCCTGGTTGGACAGCAGTGTAGCACTACAAACAACCCTTGTCAATCGCCTTGAGCCAAAATGGCTACGGTACCATGTTAAATTATATGAAATTGATATAGAATTATTTTTTCAATTTTTTTATATTATAAATAAACTTTAAAGATACTTTTTTTAAATAAATTATAATTTTGTATTTCGAAATATTAAATTATTTTTTTCACAATATTTAATACGTGATTGATGTGATAATTTTCTTATTGACCAATCCACTGCATTAAATATTTCATAAACTTTTTCTGAGGAATCTACAAATCTAACTTCTTCATCTAAAGAATAATGTGATTTAGTTATGATATCAATTAATGATTCATAATTAACTTTTGGAGATTTTTCCCCACAAAAATTCATAGTAATTCTACGACATTTTTTACAAACACCAGACCTTGTAATGTTAGCACATTCTTTTACAGAATATGCAACTACTTCAAAATTATAATAATAAGTATCGCTATTACCAGGATAACAATTAATTAAAACACACCCTAAACATTTATGTAAAGGTCTTTGTTCTGTATTACAAGACCCGTTTTTACGTTGTTTACTTTCAATATCCATGTATATCAATGTTTCTTGATATATATGAATATAGTTATAATATGTATAAATTATTGTTTTCAATTTTTTTCAATAGTTTAAGACATGATTTAATTAATTTAATATTATATTATCAAATATTATTTATTTGCACATTCTAAAGTTTTATATTATATTATCAATTATTTTTTAAGTTAAATAAACTTTTTGTAATCTAGAACTAGCATATTGTAAAGCCTGTTTATTATTTTTAATTGCAATTTCTACTATAGTTTTATTATTTTTTAATTTATCACTTGCATATTTTAAAGCACTACCATTTTGTGATATTGCTATTTCAACAATAATTGGATTATTTTGAAGTTCATAACTTGCAAATTCTAATGCACGCCATGTTTGAGATACTGCTGTTTTAACAACTTCAAAATCATTTTTACATTTATAACTAGTATATTGTAAAGTTTCACCACGTTTTGATACACTATCTAATGTAATAAATCTATTAAACCTTAATTGAGGAATTGTTGATGCATAAATCCAATCTTTACATGCAATAGCAATCATAATAAGTTCTTCATCTTGTAATAATCTATTACTAGCATAACTTAAAGCATTACCAATATTTTTAATGGCAATCATTACAATTTCTTTATTATCTTTTAATCTATCACTAGCATGTTCTAAAGCCCATCCACTATTTGCAACAACCTTCATAACAATATCTTGATTATCTCTAAGATTTAAACTAGCATATCTTAAACTATCTCCATTATTTGAAACTGCAGCCATAACAACTTCATAATCATTTTTTAATTCATCATTTGTGTAATATAAAAATTTTCCTTTTTTTGATACAGAAGCTAATATAATAATTCTATTATTTTTAATTTTATCTTCCGCAAATTCTAAAATCCATTTTTTATCAGAAACGGCAAGTTTAATAATATTTTCATCTTGTAATAATCTATCACTTGCAAACTTTAGAGCATTTCCATTTTCTCTAACTGCATATTCCACAACTGTTTGGTCATCTTGAATTCTAGGAGTAAAATATTTTAAATTAGTTCCTTTATATTTAACAGCATAGATTGCAATATCTTTTTCATCTCTTATTTCATCACTAACATCAGCTAAATAATTACAAGTTTCACATTTAATATTTTTAATAATATCTATATTATAACTTGAAAATACAATTGTTAATTTACAAGAAATTGTAATTGAGTCATACTCTAAATCATATAATTTTTTATATATAACTTTACAATCATCTAATATTGTATAAAAATTATCTGATAAACTTCCAAATAATAATTTAACCTTATTATAAGATAATGTTAAATTATCTATATTAAATACACGAAATAATTCACTGAGTGAATACATATAAACTTGATACATGATTTATATAATAAATATAAATAAATATAAATATTTATTTTTCAATTTTTTTAAGTTAAATAAATATTTTGTAATCTATAACTCGCATATTGTATAGCATATGAATTATTAATTGCAATTTCTACTATAGAATTATTATCTTTTAATTCATTACTTGCAAACCTTAATGCATTTCCATTTTGCGATACAGCTTTCATAACAATATAATAATCATTACGTAATCTATTACTTGCATATTTTAAAGATTTCCCATCTTTTGTAACTGATAGTTCTACAATTTTATTATTGTCTTGCATTTCATCACTAACAAAACCTAAATCCCACTCACTATGTGATACAGCTATTTCTATTAGTGACTCATTATTAATTAAATCATAACTTGCAAATTGTAAAGCATTTCCATATTGTTTAATAGCTATTTCTACAATTTTTGGATCATTTTTTAATTCATTACTAGCAAATTCTAATGCATCACCAGATTGTTTAATAGCTAATTCTACCATTTTTGGATTATTTCTTAATTCATAACTAGCAAATTCTAAACTTTTACCATCATCTTTTATAGCAGCTTTAACAATATCTGGATTATTTCTTAATCTATCACTAGAAAATTCTAAAGCACTACCATCATTTTTAACAGCATTCATAACAACTTCATTATCATCTTGTAAATCAGTACTAACATGTTCTAGATTTCTACCATATTTAATAATAGCACTTAATACAATAGTTTTATCACTTTTTAGTGTTTTACTAGCAAATTTAAAAACCCATCCATGTTGTGATAATGCACTAAATACAGTTGTTTTATTATTTCTTAATCTTTTACTTGCATATTGTAAAGCCATACAATTTTTATTAATAGCCATATTAACAATTTTTTCATCATCTTTAAGTCTTAAACTTGCATGTTGTAAATTAGATCCATTACTTTGAATAGCCATAATAATAATTTCTTCATCATCTTTATAGTTATCATCAAAATAATTATGATATTTAATTCTATTAATAATATTGATATCATAATTTAAAAATACAATTGTTAAATCACACTCAATTGTAATATAATCATAATCTAAATCATATAATTTTTTATATATAGGTTTTGCGCCATCCAAAATAGTATATACTCTATCATATAAATTTGCAAACATAAATTTAACATAACTATAAGATATTTCTAAATATTCTATATTAAATATTCTATCTAACTCACCGCTTATCGTATACAAAGAAACAGAATACATGATTAAATAATATATAAATTAATATATCTAATAAATATTTTTTCAATTTTTTATAAAATAAATCCTTCATTGAGCACATCAATTATTTTGACTTGAGTCAAAATGATAACAGTACTAGATTTAAATATTAATTATTATTTTCAATTTTTTAATAATTAATACTTAATAATATAATTCATAACAATATAAGGCGGCATGTTATTATGGGCTTGTCCACCACCACTAGTATTAATACTAATACCTGTTGTATTAGTATTGGTTGTTTCAGTATATCTAATTTCATCTGCAGCACTTGTACCACCACCTGAAGCTGCAACAATATATTGTGTTCCATCTGGAATATTACCAACATTATGTGTATGTCCCGGATCGCTAACTCCATGATTATGTGATGGCATTTCATTAGCAGTTAATGTATGATTTTCTTCACCACCAACATCTCCTAAATTGTTTGCATTATTTTTACCTAATGGAAATCTAAATCTTAAATCTGGTAATCTAAATTTAGTATTAACACAAGGAGACCCATAAGCATCTCCTATAATATAGTGTAATCTATCATAATTATCAATAAGAACTTCAGAACCATCACATAGTAAAAATCCTTCTGGTGCAATACTTCCTGCAAACATTATAACACCACCAATAGGGACATATTGATGATGTCTTAATATTAATGCATTAGATAACGGTTTATTTGATTCATTAATATGATTCATTATAATATAATATATTAATTAAAATAAAAATTCTTAATATTTTTTATTTATTTCCTACATAATATGGGGCAACTTTCTTGGATTATTTTATAATTACAAAAAGATTTATCATAACTATTACATATACTTAAATCTTTTACTACTAAAGGATTCTTATTAACTGGTAAAGTTTGTTCAACCATAGTCTGTGCTTTTTTATAAGATTGACAACAATTAGTTTTATTAGATTCTATACTAAAGTCCATATTAACCGAACAGTCTTGCATATTGTTTATACAAGGTTGTTGAGTTATAACAGGTGCATATGTTGGTTCTGTTGTATTAGAAGCTATTGGTATAGAAGTTGATTTAATAAATTTACTACAAGTATCACAACATTGATTTCTAAATGTTTTATGTCCAGGTAATGTAAATTTAGTGTCATCACATATATTCATATATTGTTGACAATTTAATTTAGTATCTTTACATGGTGATGTTGTTATAGAATTTATTGTAGGTGTAGGTGTTGATGATTGATTAATATTACATACAGTATTATAAAATAATTTAACATTTGGATCAGTATTATTATTTATATAACTAAATTTATTACATATATTAGATATCATTATAATATAATATATAAAAATTTATATTTAATTATATTTATCATAATATAACATATCTAAATAAAATTTATACCAATAAATGTAATAATATCATAACCATAAGTTAATGGTTTTAATTTATAATTTAAAAATCCTTGTAATATTTTCTTTTTATCATTAGTTTCATAGCTAATAAGAATATTATAGATTTCTAACCAAGTTAATATTAAACCATGTTTGTTATATAAATTTTCTAAGATTAAACAACTATACAAATATTTATCTCTTGTAAATGGAATACCTAAATAAGAATCCATACAAGTTAATTGAGAAAATGGTAGATTCAAATTAATATCAGCTTTAGATTTTTTAAAATTGATATATAATTTATATTTATTTAAATATGCCATTAAACTATTAACTATTAATTTAGTTTTAGCATGATTAATAATTTTAATATATATATCATCAACATATATATTTAATATAAAATCATAATATTGTCTAAATTTATATTTGTTCATCCATCTATATATAATTTCTTCCATAAAAAGAGTAAATATAATATTAGAACTAGGTAATCCTGTTGGAATACTTTTATTAACTTTAATGACATAATTTTTATATCTTATAACTCTATTTTTAATAATTGTCATATAGTAATTAACAAAATAATGTGCATAATAAGAATTAATTTTCCTTGTTAAATTAGCAATTAATAATTCTTCTAAAACATCCCATTCTACTGAATCAAATGCTCTAATTATATCTAATAAAATTACATTATCAATTGATTCAGTATTTTTAATAGCAACATTAACTAAATTATTATTAAATGATTTAGTTAAAGATACTTTATAAATATCATAATCTGGTAAATTATCTTTACATTTCATCATAACTTCATTACACCAAATTCTATCTAATATTTTAATAGAATTATGATGATTAACTAAATATCTGAAATGAGTAGGTGATGTTCCATCTCCAGATTTATATTTTGGAAATATTGTGCAATAACATATTTTTTTCATAATATATTTTTTATTGATTTGATTTCCGTATATAAAACTATATACATAATTTATTTCATTCAAATATACACTTTCAGTTATTAACATTTCTCTTTCTAATTTAATTTCATGATATACATGAAAACCTAATTTTCTTAAATTTGATAAATTATTTTTTATGTTAGATACAAATTTAGTTTTTGACATGAATAAATTATTAAAAAATGATGTTATATAAACTATTATTTTCATAAATGATAGTTTATTATAATATACTCCATACCATAAATTATTAAGGTAATTAATAACAATATCATCATTACAATTTAATCTTACCATTTTTAATATATATAATATTTTATAATCAATTATATATTTATTCAATTTTTTTATTATATAAAAAAAAGTTTAATTATATGATAATATGTTATATATCATTAATTAAAATGTTATATCATTTTACATAATATATAACTCATCATTTTCATCAAGAACTTCATCTGATAATAAAAGTTGTTGTAAATAGTAAATAGCATCATCAAACTCTTTCAGATTACATGATTGTTTAGCTTGTCTCAAGTATCTAATAGATGATGAATTAGATTTTTTTATAGCAATGTCTAAAGATATTTTTGATAATGTATAATAAACATGGAAATCATCTGTTTGATTTCTTGTTGTTAAATATGTATAATAAACATTGAAATCATCTGTTTGATTTATTGTTGTTAAATAAGATTCTTTAGCATTTTTTAAATGCTTTATAATAGAATCTAAATTATAAAAATTATCAGTCTGATATCCAGGCATGATTATAATTTATATTAATTAGTATTATAAATTTAAAAAATCAATTTTTTTATAATAAATATTTTTATATAAATTAATTTAAATATTCATTTATCATCATAATATCTATAGCATCTGGATAATCATATTCTGGATCTGGATATTCAGAAGAATCTGGATATTTTCCTCTATATGTTTCTTTCCATTCATTTCCAACAAGTTCATATATTATATTATTTAAAAAACAGACTTTGGTATTATTTGAACTATATCCAATAATAGCACAATCTGTTTTATGACAATCAAACTCAAAATAACATAAATCTTGATCTTCAATTGAATGTAAATATGATAATGATAGACCATATAATGAATTATCATACATTTTATAATTACGATTTCTAAAATATAGAACAATATTTCTTATAATTTTTGGTAAAGATAGAGTGCTAATTCTTCTAGGAATTAGTTCTCTATATTCTTCATAAATTTTTATATCTGTATCAATATCTACATGCTTTGGAACATAATATTTTTTAATTTTAGTCTTGATAAGGTCATCAAACTTATAATTTAAATTATTTATGATGTGATCAATCAGTCGATCTGACATAACTCAACCAATAATATTATTAGTTAAGCATGTTATTAATTTTTCAATTTTTTTAAATAAATTAATTTTCTTCTACAATAATATTTTCCCATTCATTACCTACAAGATCATATATAACACTCCTTATTGTAGTGTAATTAAATGTAAGTCCAAAATTCATACAAATAACTCCACCTCTTTCTTTAGCATAATCAAAATCAAACCTATCTAAACCTTGATGTTCTCCAATGGATTGTAAATATGCCATTGATACAGCAAATACAGAAGATTGTCTAACATCATTATTACCTAATGCTCTATAATGTGAAACTAAACCTCTTAAAACTTTTGGTAAAGATATAGTGCTAATTCTTCTAGGAATTAGTTCTCTATATTCTTCATAAATTTCTGTATTAATATCTATATACTTTGGAACATAATATTCTCTAATTTTAGTCTTGATAAGTTCATCAAACTTATAATTTAAATTATTAATAATATGGTCAATCATTCTACAAGACATAATTATACTAATAGTATTATTAATTAAGCATGTTATTAATTTTTCAATTTTTTTAATTAAAAATCATCAATCCACTTATCATCTGGGATATTTTTCCAAGTATCTCCTACAAGGTCATATATTATGTTATTTAAGGTCATATAACGACTATATCCTATATCATCTCCAATAATAGCTTCTACTTCTTTATAACGTTCAAAACCAGTTTTAGATAAAATGTCTTTAGCAACTATACTTGAATCTCCTATGCTGTTTAGATAAGCAACTGATATAGAATATCCTGTAAGTAATTTTAAATTATACATGCCATTAATATCATAAATTTGTGAAACAATTCCTCTTAATACTTTTGATAAAGTTAAAGTAGAAATTTTTTTTGGAATTAAATTTTTATATTCTTCATATATTAAGATATCTATATCTACATGTTTTGGAACATAATATTCTTTTATTTTATATTTGATAAAATCATCAAAATCATAATTTAAATTATCTATAATGTGGTCAATTAGTCTGGTAGACATAACTAAAAATTAATAATACTAATTAATTATATTATTAATTTTTCAATTTTTTTATTAAATAAAATATATTCCTACCATTGTATTTTATATCCTAAACTTATACTATTTTCATCTTCAATACTAATTATAGTATATTTTTTAGTTTTAAGGAAATTTAATAAGTCTTCTATTAATTCTAAAGCATGATTATATAAATCATTAGGTGTTAATCTAATATAATTTAAATTATAATTGTTAGCATCTAATATTTTATTTTTAATATTAGTTAATAAATTATTAAATTTAATATTATATAATAAATTTACTAAATTATCTTTACCTGGAAAATTATCCCGAGATAAATCTTGTGGAAAATGTAATCTATATTCAACCATATATTATACTATATAAATAACTTTTTATATAGTATAATATATTATCCATTATACTATATAAATAACTTTATATATATATTTATACAAGTAATAAATAATAGTCTATATAAATAACTTTTTATATATAATTAGTTTATACATCTATTAGAGATGTGTAATGGTCTAAATTATGATTTTTTTTAAAGAATTTATATATATTAAAACATGTCAAACAAGAATTTATTATTGATATAATTTGTAATATTTTTTCCATAATCTTAATTAGATAAAATTTTTAATTCATTCATATAATAAGATAATATTTTATTATATTCATTATCATCTTCTTCTAAATTTAAAACACTAATTATATTATAATTAGTTTTATCAATAATATTATTAATTGAATACCATGTAAGATTTCTTTTTCTAGAAACCATATAATATAATGGATTATAATCTTTCTCTGAATCTGAATCATGTATAGTATTGATAATTAATTCAATATCATTGTTACTTAAAAATGTTAAATAATGATTTAACATTGTATGATATAATACAATTTTATCTATTATACTAAAAAATTTTTTAGGAACATAAACCATAACATCACATAATGGTGTTATATCACTTTTATGTTTATTCCATAATCTAAATGGAAATATAATTTTATCAGGTTTAGGTAAAAATGAATCTATAAATAATTGTGATAAACATAAATCAATTCTAATAAAATAAATAAAATCATAATCATCAATATTAATATTAGTAATAGATGCTTGTAATAAAATATTTAATCCTAATAATTTATCATAATAATTAATTTTATGTAAAATAGTATTTGGTATATTATACCAATCTAATAATAAATTTAAATATTTTGATTTATAAGTATTTATAATTATATCAACATTATAATTTTTACTAATTAAATTCTTAATAAAATTTATATGGGATTCAGATGCTTTTTGTTGACCTAATATAGAATTCATTGTATCATGATTAATTGAATATTGACTACCATCTCTAAATGATTGTCCTATAAATACTAATAAACATTTCATTAAAAATTATTATGAAATTATTTTTAAGTTAATTTTATAATAATTTTTAATATTATTATAAAATTATTTTCAATTATGCAATTGAAAATAATTAGATTTATCCAATTCAATAATATTATTAAATATTGTATGAAACATTGTATTAGATATATTATTATATACAATAATTATATAAGTATCAACAGCAAATATTTGTTTATATTGTCTATAATTAAAATATGAAATTCTATTTTTAGGGATAAATAATTCATCTTTAATATAAGGTTTTAATAATTGATATATTGGATAATCTTTATGAGTATCAGGAGATGTATTTTTATTTAAATTTCTTGTAATTTTATCAATTTTGAGATTTTGTGTATATTTATCCCATACCGGTATTGTAATTATAAATGCTATATTTTTTTTATCATTAATTGTATCTATAATCTTTAATGCTGCATTAGTCATTATTGAATTAACATAAGGAGGATTACACCAATAAATTCCAGATATTATTTCAATATCAAAAAAATTACCCATAGAACCAAAATATTTTTCTATATCATAATATAAAGAACAATAATGATCACTTAAAACATTAATTGCAGAACCAAATAATTCAAAATTAACATTATAATTTTTGAATAGTTCTTTAATTTTTTTATGTATAGCTAATTGTTGATTTCCTGCATCTAAATATGTATATCTAAACATTAAACAAAATATATATTTATCATCAATAATATTCTCATTTGATTTTAATTTTTTAATTAATCTATCATAAACATTAATATGTATATTAATTTTATATATTTTATTATCATGATGACATTGTAATATAACATCATCATCTTTTATAATTTTATTTAATTCAATATTAATATTTTTTGGAGTTTTAGTATAATCAATAAAACTTTTTTTAAGAAAATTTTTCACATCTAAAATTAAATCTGAAATATCATTTATTGTAATAGTTTCAATAACTACATCATTAAAACTTGATATAAAATCTTCAAAATCATAATTTTCATCTTTAACATAAGGAATAGTGCTATCTTGTAATGTTGGATTATTATATTGAACCCAACACCATTTATGACAATTTTCAACTAATTTATTATGTTTAAAAATATTATTTATATTTTTCATTTTTCCTCTAAACTTTTTAATATGTTCAATAAATATATTAATTAATTTTTTAATTATGTTAATTCTTAATATTTCCTTATAAATTGATATATCATCTAATTTTAAATTATGAGGTATATATTTATATTCAATATTATCTATAATAGTAGATGTTCTTGATATATTAACTTGTGAAGTAATATTAGTATAAATTAATCTAATTGGCATTAATTAATATTAGATAATAAATTTATTAAATAAAATCTATGCCGGAACAAAATTTAATCTTGGGTCCCTTCCAATTGGTGCATTTTCTTCATAAGGAACAAACTGTGTATTATCTTCCCACTGAGGATTAGACATATATCTATTTAAAGTCATGCAATAATGATTAAGTTCTGGGTCAATATTATCTACATGTTGTTCTGGATGTCTTAGACATCTACAAATCCAACACCATGTTTTTCCACAGTTTGGAATTTGACATGTAATACAAGTACATCCATCTATACGATTTGTAGTATGTCCACACGCTGGACATAATTGCACTTCAGGATCACAGTCTGAATCTTCTACAAATCCTCTACATATTCTACCTGGATGAGTTTGTAAACAATCCGAGCAATATTCTAAGAAACATTCAACACAAGTAATCTCACTAGGATGTTTTAATATTGGATTATCACCATTTATATTTATCATAGCTTCACTACTTGTATTATATGTCCTACATGATGGACATTTTGAATTTATTCTCATGTTTAAACTCTTTTCTGGGTGAAGTTTTGCATTAATATAAGCAAACATGGTATCAATAGGATTAGGGATTTGTTCTCCTAAATCATTCAAGTCCTCTTTAAAAGTATAATTTAAAAATACTTTACTAAATAAGCTAAATGTTTCTGGGTCTGACAAGTTAAATAAGTGATTGCACATATAAATACCATCTTGTAAACAAGGACATCTTACACAAACATCACCAATGTTGATAGTATTACTAAAATTTGGATTTTGTTTCTTGCCAAACTGTGTATAAGAGCCAAATGTAGTTTGGTAAGCTGTAATATTTTCTCTAGAAACAATACCTTCAAATTCTTTACTTTTGAAAAATCCTACAATGTATTTAGACATGTCCCATAAATTACTATGAACCCAATAATGTGAGTCATGTGCTAATGACCTTGATGTTCTATGAAATACAAGCATTTCATTATAGACTGGAGTTTGATTTATTTTAACCCACTCAATAGTATTAGTAGTAGTTAATTTTACAAGTTCTGCTTTCCAACCTGTTAATTCTTCATCTGTTTCTATATTATAAAGACCGTCAACTGAAATTCCTACTTTCCAATTTTCAGATTTTGGTTTTTGTCTATTTGTAGGAATAATATCTACTAATGGACAAGGCATATTAAAATACTGATTAATAAAATTTGCGGAAATGTTAAACTTGCCAGTTAATTTATCATAAAATTCTCGTGTAGGTTGTTTCCTAAACTGATTTTGATAATAAACACATACATTATATATGTGAATTGATAACTTGTCTATTCTTGTTAAATTATTTCTATTTCTAAGTGATTCAATTGAATATGGATCAAATGGATTAGAATCTTGATCCAAAAGTGTTTTTGAATCAAAATCATAAATATAAGTATACTTATTTGAAGGTTTCTTAATACAAACTGTATATTTATTTATCAAAAAATGTAAATTAGATGGTGATATAGATACTGACTTGATAAGTTCAATATCTACAACACCGCAAACTTGATCTAAAATATTTAGTTCTTGGGCTAATTCTTTAATCTTATTCATAATTATTTTACTGTTATCACCTCCAGGAACTACTATAGTATGTTTTAAAACTAAATTTAAAGCATGTCTAATAGTATCACCGTTTAATAATTCCATGATGAATAACTTAATATATTAAAATAATATTAAAAGAATAATATTTCAATTTTTTTAATATTAAAAAAATAGTTTATCAATTTTTTTAATATTAAAAAAATAGTTTATCAATTTTTTTAATATTAAAAAAATAGTTTATCAATTTTTTTAATATTAAAAAAATTGTTTATCATTTTTTTATGCAGGAACAAAATCCATATCATCTGACCCTAATGGTGCAACCACTTTATAAGGTTTAAAATCTGGATTATTAACCCAATCATGATTAGAAATATATCTATATTCATCCATACAATAGTGTAATAAATCTGGATTAATATTATTAACATTTTGTTCTGGATGTCTTAAACACCTACAAAACCAACACCATGTTCTACGACATGTTGGTATAACACAAGTCATACAAGTACAACCTCCAGTTCTTTCAGTTATATGTCCACAAGCAGGACATGATTCAATATCTTTAGCAGTATCATTTTCTTCTGGGAATCCTCTACATATAAATCCTGGATGAGATAATGAACAATCAGTACAATAAGCATGATGGCAATTATCACAAATAATATCACTTGGATGTTTTAAAATAGGATTATAACCTTTATTATTTAAAATAGCTTCATCATTTTGATTAATATGATTACATTTAGGACATGAGCTATTTAGTCTATTATTAGGTCTTTTAGATGGGTCTAATAAAGTATCTAATCTTTCAAACATATATTCTACTGGGTCTTGTATAAATCCACCTCCTTCATCAAATGTATTATTATATTTATAATCTTTAAATTTGAGTTTGAATACTTCAAATGTTTCAGTATGAGATATATTAAATAATGTATTACATTGCTCATAATTGGATTTAATACATATACATCTAATAGATACATCTCCAACTATAATATTTTCATCAAAATTATTACATTTTTTTTTGCCAAAATTAGTATATTTAACAAAATTTTTTTTATAGATATCAATATTTTCATTAGTTATAATACCTCCATTATATTTAGTATCAGATAAAAAAGAATTAATAGCTTTAGCAACATTTGCCAAGTCATTTTTTAACCAACAACATTTAGAACCATGAACTACAATTTTTTCCTTAATATGAAATTTTATCATTTTATTATATAAATTAGGATTATGTTCTTTAATCCATGATATTGAATTTTCTTTTTCTAATTCAATAAATGTTTTTTTCCATTCAGATAATTCAGTATCATCATAATCTATACCTAATAATGGTTCATAATATAATCCAGATTTAAATGATTTAGGTTTATATGTATTAGTTAAAGGTTCAACACAATATGGTAATTTAATTAATTTATTAAAATGTTGATTAATATAATTAATAGACATATTATATTTTCTAGTTAATTCCATATAACTTGTTCTAGATGGATTTAATGCTAATTTATGTTTATATGTATACATAATATTTTCAAAATGTCTAAATAATTTCAAAATTTTATGTTCATATTTAAAAGTTCTATATACCAATACAGGTAATATTCTACCTATACTAAAATCAAACTGAAAAATATATGATTTTTCATAATATTTATCATATTTCCTTATATTACATAAATTTTTTAATTCCTGTTTATAATTATCATCTAAACATAAACTAGATTTCATATTATTATCAATTAATCCAACATAATTATTAACAAATTCATCCTTATCTTGATTAAATTTTTGGGCGACTTGATGCAATATAATAACAGCTTCATCATATTCAATATTCTTATTGACAATTTCTTTCTTGATAGCATCAATGATTGCTGGATTTGTCATTAAAATAATTAGGAAATATTGATAAATATATAATAAAATCAATTTTTTTATATATATACATAAATATATTATTACTTAAATATATTATAACTAATAATATATGGAAAATTATACAATAGACATTAAAAAAAAATTATATACAAGAAATTTACATGAAAAATATATTACATGTGTTGAAAAATTATCACAATGTTATAATAATAGTAATATAATATTATTAAATTCTGGATTACAAGCTAATATGTTAGCTATATATATGATAATATTATTAAATAAACAACAAACTATTAATATTATTTATCAGGATGATTTATATTATGAAAATATATTGATGTTTAATTATTTAGTTGAAGAATATAATATTAAATTATATAAATTAGATTTAACTAATTTTGAAAATAATGATATAAATATTATATTTATAGAAACATGTTCTAATCCATTTGGTAGAATATTTAATTTTGATACTATAAAATCTATTAAAAATATTTATAAAAATTCATATATAATATGTGATAATACATGGATTACACATAATATATTTAATCCATTAAATTATGAAATAGATGTTTTAACAACTTCATTATCTAAATATTATTCTAATAATAAATTAATTGGTGGATGTTGTATTTTTAATAATAAAATATTATATGAATCATTAAAAAAATATGTAAATTTAACAGGATTACATATATCAATATATACTCTAAATGTATTAAATGATACATTAAACAATGTAAATGAAGTTATATTATATTTATCTAATTTAACACAAAAAATAATTAATTACTTATTATCTCTAAATATAATTGTATGTCATCCTTTTATAAAAAATCATGAATCTTTTGATTTAGCTAATAAATATTTTAATGGATTATATCCATCTACATTTCTAATTGGATTTAAAAAAAAATTATCTAATCTTAAAATTATTTTTAATAATCTTAAAATATTTAAATTAGAAGTATCTTTTGGTTCTATTCATACTAAAATAGATCCAATGGTTTTCTATAAAAATAATATATCTTATTTAAGAATATCAATTGGTTCTTATGATACATATGATAATATAATAAATGGAATAAATGAATTAATCAATATAATAAATAATGATAAATTATATAAATTAACTTTATAACTTTAATCACTATCACTATCGCTATCACTAATATCTAAACTTATTTTTTTATTTATATATTTTTTATTATCATCTTCAGATGATGAATAATTTACAATATCATTAGATTTTTTTATATTATGTCTATTACACCAAGTATCTTGAATTAATTTATTATAATTATATGATAGCAAATTAATTTTATAAAATAATTCTTGTTTTAATTTATTATTAAATAAATTAATTTTTATTTCTATTACATCTTTTATAATATTTTCAATTTCTTTTCTTTTTTGAAAATT